AGATGCGTATGTATTCGAGAGGTCCAAAAGACACTTAAAGAGTCAGCTAAGAAGCTATTAGAAGACAAAATACATTCACTAGGGGCAGGCAATAAATTTCTGGTATTAAACGACAGGATATTAGGACCAGGTGGCGGGTTGATAATCTTTCAGGGTATGCAGGACCATACTGCGGAAAGTATCAAGTCTCTAGAGGGTTTCAAGGTCGCATGGGTAGAAGAGGCCCAAAGTCTAAGCGAGACAAGTCTCAGGCTTTTAAGGCCTACGATAAGAAGCGAAGGGTCAGAGATTTGGTTCTCATGGAATCCAAGGCTAAAGACAGACCCAGTTGACATACTTTTCAGGCAACAAACACCCCCGACTAATTCCATAGTCATAAAGGCCAACTGGTCAGACAACCCATGGTTTCCAAACGTCCTAGAGCAAGAGAGAAAAGACGCATTAAATAACGAGCCAGACCAGTACGAGCATATTTGGGAAGGGGGTTATGTCACAGTCTCAAGTGGTGCCTACTTTGCCAAACATTTAGCCAAGGCTAAGAGTCAGGGAAGGATAACAGACGTACCAGAAGACCCATTACTCATAGTAAGGCTCTACGCGGATATAGGCGGAACTGGGGCCAAGAGTGATAACTTCGTATTCTGGGCGGCACAATTCCAAGGGCAAAAGATAAACTTCATTAATCACTACGAATCACAAGGCCAACCAATAGGGGCTCATATTAATTGGTTGAGGTCACAAGACTACACACCAGACAGGGTTAAGATTTGGCTACCCCATGACGGAGAGACTAACGATAAAGTTTTAGATATAAATTACCGTAAGGCTTTTGAAAACGCGGGTTATAAGGTGGAAGTGGTCAAAAACCAAGGGAAGGGAGCAGCTAAGGCACGGATAGAACAGGCTAGGAACTTATTTCTTAAAATGTGGTTTGATCATAAATGCCAAGGGGGTATCGAGGCTCTAGGCTGGTATCACGAGAAAAGAGACCCTAACAGGAATATAGGACTAGGCCCGGAGCACGATTGGAGCTCACACAGCGCGGATGCCTTCGGACTTGCGGCAATAGCATACGAAGAGCCCAAAGCTAAGAAAGAATTCAAACAGCCAAGAATAGGTATGGCGTGATGGATATAAGAACATCATTACAAATTAGACAACTACGAAAAGAATTAGACGAACTAAGGGCGATTGTCGATGATCTCAGACAACGAAATAGCACAGGTGGTAGGGGCCGAGGAAAGAATGGCTCTAGGGTATCTCGGGGAAGGGTCGAAAATCCAATCGAACCGAGCGACTCTGCTTGACTACTACAACCAAAGACCCTTTGGAGATGAAGTCGAGGGAATGTCACAGATGGTTACTAGTGACGTTTCAGATGTGGTGGAGACCATGCTACCTCAGTTAATGAGGATTTTTACCCAGGGCAAGTACATTGCCAAGTTCACCGCGACTGATGAGAGATACGAACAACAAGCAGAGGATAAAACCGAGTATTGTCAGTGGGTATTTTCAAACCAACATGACGGGGATGTTATCCTGCATGACATGTTTAAAGATGCTCTTCTTCAATACACCGGAGTGGTTAAGGTATTTTGGGATGACTCCGAAGAAGTGACCGCAGACGAATATAAGAACCTCGATGAGCTAGAGGTTATGGCTTTAAAGGCAGAGCCCAAGTTTAGAGTGAATAAGGCCCGGAAGAACAAAGAGGGTCTTACGGATATCGAGGGAGAATGGATAGAGTCCACAGGAAGGCCAGCAATAGAGAACGTGCCTCCTGATGAGCTTCTGGTGGCCCGTAGAGCTAGAGACTTTATAGACCCCCCATTCATAGGACAAAGAACCCCTAGAACCCGCTCAGAGCTTTTGGAGATGGGTTTTGATAAGTCAGTAGTGGATACTCTAGGCAAGGACGACGACCTAGACAACGAGGTCAAGCTTGCGAGAAATTACGACCTAGAAGAGGACTATGACACTAACCCCACTAATGACCGTTCTAAAGACATTATTTACCTCGGGGAATATTATGTAAAAATGGACTCTGACGGAGACGGGATCTCAGAGTTATGGCAGGTCTTCTACGCTAACGGAAAGGTATTAGATAAGCAAAGGGTCGACTCTCATCCTTTCTGTGTTTTGGTCCCGGTTAGGATGCCACACAAGGCGATAGGGACTTGTCCAGCGGATCAAGTAGCAGACATTCAGTATTTAAAGTCTAACCTCTTAAGACAGATGCTTAATAACATTTACGCGACTAACTTCAATCGAATGGTGGTCAATGAGCGGGTAGAGCTAGACGACCTCTTAACACCTAGGCCGGGTGGTGTTGTTAGGATTGACGGAATGGGTCCGATTGGTGACTCAGTCATGCCTCTTCCCACAGATAACCAAACACCTCAGATTCTACAATCCATCGAATACACGGACACTATGCGAGAGGTTCGAACAGGGGTTACAAGATACTCTCAAGGTGTAGACACAGAGATCCTTAATAAAACGGCCACGGCATTCGCAGGTCAAAGAGACTCAGCACAACAAAGAATAGAGCTTATAGCGCGGATAGCTGCGGACACTGCGGTCAAGCACATATTCGAAAAAATCGCGGCATTGGCTAGCAAGTACCAGGATGAAGCCGTACAAATAAGGCTTTATGGGGAGACTCGACAAATTGACCCTACCCAATGGAAGTACAAAACCAATTGCTCAATTGACGTAGGGATAGGATCAGGAGATAGACAAGAGAAAATAGGCAATATTTCGTTTCTTATCCAACAAATGAAAGAGCTTATACAGTTGGGTGCTCCTATTGTAGATATGAAGAAACTTTACAACGCCTATTCTCGCTTAATTAAGGAGGTAGGACTTAAGGAGCCCGAGTTATTCTTTAATGACCCAGAAGTACCTCAACAACTTCTAATCGCTGAGATTGAGAAGCTAACCAGGGAAAACCAAGCTTTACAGGCCCAGAGTCAGAACATGCTGGCAGAGGCCGAACAGATCAAACAACAGGCCACGACTGAGCGAGAAATCCTTAAGATCCAAACCAAGGCCCAGTTTGACCTACTTAAGGCCCAGCAAGAACAGACCCAGCATGATGATAAGATAGCGGTGGAACTTACTAAGATAGAAGCGGATAGTCAGAAGGATGTCCCAGGGAGTTTAATTTGAAAGCGGAAAAAGCCAAGGCATTACTAGAAGACCAGACGTTCAGGTCGGCGATGGATGACTTAAGAAAGGCTTGTTATGACAACATTAAAAGGAGTTCTCACGAACAACAAGATCTAAGAGAGGATATGTATTACATGCTAAGAGCTGCGGATGCTTTCGAGCGTATTTTGCGCAGCAGGTTAAATGACGGTAAAATTAACGAAATAGATTTTAACATTAAGCGAATGATTCGCTAAGGAGAGTTTCATGGCCAACCCCCAGGGAGCCATACACGACCGTTTACGGTCATTTCTCGGAGCCAATGAGCCAACCGAAGCAAAGGCGGAAGCGCCTGTAGAAGCTAAGACAGAGGAAGCGGAAACGCCAAAGAGCGACACGCAAGCAGAATCTCGACGAGTGAAAGCGAAACTTAATGACCGCGATGTTGAGTTTGAGGTTCTTACGGATGGTGTGGATCTTGATTTAATCCCTAAGGGGTTAATGATGGAGGCAGATTATCGCAAGAAAACTACAGAAGTCGCGGAAAAACGTAAGGCTTTAGAAGCTAAAGAGGCGGAGATTGCGTCTCAACTTCAGGAAATCGAGTCTCTTCTCTACGGGGAAGCGCAGTATTTGGATTCTGATGAAATGAAGGAGCTTCAAGAGTCTGACCCGGAGGAATACTACAGGCAGAGGACTAAGTTCGACAATAAGTTAAGCAAGGTTAAGGGTCACAAGGAAAAGCTTGAAAAAGAGTTCAAACAAAAACAAGAGCAATTAATGCAGGCCGAGAGGGCGAAGTGGAAAGAGGTAGTCCCCGAATGGCTTGACGAGAATAAAATGAACGACGATCTAAAGAAAATGTCCAAAACCTTATCACAAGCAGGGTTTAGTGATCAGGACATGGGAGCTATCTACGATCACAGGCTTATTCAACTTATCCGAAAAGCTTCACTCTATGACGAACTAAAATCCAAACCTTTAGAATCCAAACGGGAACGACAACCGCCGAGGAGCCAGAGAGCCGGTGGAGGTGAGCCAGTACCTCAGAAGAAGTCTACAGCGAGAGACAGGCTCAAGAAAACAGGCACTAGGGCAGATGCGCAGGCGGCATTTAAAGATTTTTTAGGCTTATGAGGAAGAGTTATGACTTTACCAACTAATACAGTTACACAATATAGTACCGAGGGGAATCGTGAAGACCTCATGGATATGATTTATGATATTTCACCCACAGACACTCCATTTATGAACGGCATAGGCCGAGGAACGGCTAACGCGGTATTAAATGAATGGTTAACTGACTCATTAGATGCAGCGTCTAGTAACATTGCGCTTGAGGGTGATGATCCAACAGCACTAACACACTCGCCAGTTTCCCGAGTAGCGAACTACTGCCAGATTTCCCAAAAGACAGTTATCGTCTCAGGTACTGCACGAGCAATTGACCAAGCAGGGCGAGCCGATCAATTGGCTTACGAAGTGGCTAAGCGCGGTAAAGAGATCAAGCGGGATATGGAAGCTACCCTTACTGGTGGCTCTGGTGCGGCTCCACAGGTGGCCTCTGCTGGTGGTGTCGGTACTGGTCGGGCCTTGGCATCCTTAGAGGCTTGGTTATCCACTAACAAGACTTCAGACGGTGTATCAGCGAGTGGTGCAACTACTCCGGGCGCTTCTGGTGACCCTTTGATCCCAACTGTTGGACCTACTGACGCCTCAACCGCTGGTACTTTTGAGAAAGCCTCCTTAGATGCAGTAATTAAAGAGTGTTGGAGTGCGGGCGGTGATCCTACAGTAATCATGGTCGGTCCACATAACCGAACAGTGGTCAGTGGTTTCTCTGGTATTTCAACTTTACAGACTGACGCTAACGCTCGACAGGATGTGACGTTGATCGGTGCGGTCGATTTCTACAAAAGTAATTTTGGAATACTAAAATTGGTTCCTAATAGATTCCAAAGGGACCAGACCGCGTTTGTTCTTGATATGGACTATTTCAGTGTTAATTACTTGCGTCCGATGGAACTCAATGAACTGGCCAAAACTGGTGACTCTGAAAAGCGTCAGATGCTTGTCGAATACACTCTCTGTGTTAAGAACGAGGCATCGAGCGGAAAAATTACCGACCTTTTAACTAGCTAAACTTAGGGGGCTTCGGCCCCCTTTTGAGGTATTTATGGGTAAATTAATATCATATGACCCCTACACGAAGACTAAAGAAATCTTCGAGGGTGACGGGAACGGTAAGTTTAAGATCCAAACCGTACAAGACTGTTCAAGCATTATAAAATTCAACAAGGCGTGCCAGACGTACCCAGAGCTTAAACAACGGGGAATAAAGTCCGACTATTACCATTTTGCGCGAGTACCAAACACTGTATTAATGGAGTGGAAAAACAAGTACGGCATAGACTGGAATAAAAAAGAAGACCTACCAAGGATCGAGAAGCTACTTTCTAGTCCAGACTATAAATATCTAAGGACAGTCAACCGAATATGAATGAAAGGATTTTAAAAGCTAAGGGCTTGGCGAATGATAGACCGGATGAAGCGTTAAGAATATTAAACGACATTCTGGACGAAGACCCAGACACGGAAGAGGCTGAAATAGCCCTTTTTATGAGTGCCTACATAATGATGCAGGCCAACAAAACGGGTTTGGCTTATCACATATACCAGAGATGCGCCCAGATGAGGCCTAATAGGTCTGAGATTTGGTCAAACATGGGAATGTGCTTAGAAGAGTCCAACCCCGAGAAGGCCATTAAATTATTCACCAAGGCCTACCAGCTAGATAATAAGAATAACTCCGCAATAGCTAATAAAGCGCTCTTATACCTCCATACCGGACGACCTAAGCAGTGTGTATCTCTATGTGACCAGGCTTTGAAAATAGACCCTAACATGCGGTCAGCACTACACAACAAAGGTCTTGCAAAGATCATGATGCGGGACTGGTCAGGGTGGAAGGAGTATTACGAGACCATCGGAGTTAAGAATCGAGAGGCCAAGGACTACGGGGTTCCTAACTGGGAAGGTCAGGAAGGAACTGTATTGGTCTATGGGGAGCAAGGTGTCGGGGATGAGATAATGTTCGCCTCATGCCTAGAAGACCTTTCTAAGACAAATAAGATAGTCCTAGACTGTGACCGCAGGCTAGAGAGTATATTTAAAAGATCTTTCCCCTATTCGGTCTATGGCCACAGGTTCAAAGACACCCTAGAGATCCAAGACGGGGACCAGTTCGACTATCAAATTGCAATAGGTCAATTGCCTCATTTCTTTAGAAAGAAAGACTCAGACTTTCCCGGTAAGCCCTACCTTAAACCCGACCCAGAAAGGGTTAAGATGTGGGATTCCATCATGGGAGAGGGCCTGAGAATAGGTTTCTCGATGTTCGGGGGTGGGAAGGAAACTAGGGAGAAGTACAGAAGTACCAATTTAGACACGTTCTCACCCTTATTCGGTAATAACCTTATTAACCTTGATTACAAGAAAGTGGACGAGGATGAGTTAAAAGAACATGGAATTAAGTATTGGGCGAGAGGGGTTAAAAAGGGTTCAGACCTTGAGGAACTTCTGGCAATCATTGCTAACCTGGACCGGGTTGTTACTGTTTGCACTACTGTTGTTTACTTCGCTGGGGCTCTTGGCGTGCCTTGTGACGTTCTTGTCCCTGAGTATTGCGGGTATAGATACCATAATTCAGGCGATACATTCCCATGGTATAAGAGTGTTAAACTACACAGGGGGAATTTTAAGGAAAACGTAAGGAAAATAGCGGGGGATATTAATGCGGATATGTATAGGGTTCGACAAAAGGGAAACAGTAGCGTACCACGTTCTTACCAACAGTATAATGAGGCATTCGTCGGGGCCTGTTGAGTTTATCCCAATAAACAGGAGAAATATCCCTGAATTCACTCGGGGGATGGAAGACGGTTCGACAGAGTTCAGCTTTTCGCGATTCCTAACGCCCTACCTGTCTGGTTATAAGGGACACAGTGTTTTTATGGACTGCGACATGTTGGTCCGGTGTGACATTTACGAGCTTTTAGACTATGTGGGATTTAATGATGTAGCGGTAGTTAAACATGACTACACCCCAAAGGATTCTGACAAGTTCCTTGGCAATAAGCAGCACGCATACCCTAAAAAGAACTGGTCTAGTCTTATGGTTTTCAACAATTGGAGACAACCCGTAAAAAGACTAACTCCCGAGGTAGTTAACACCGCGTCAGGGAAATACCTTCATCAGTTTGAGTGGGCTCAAAGGGTTGGCGAGATTCCTAGATCCTATAACCATCTTGTCGGAGAGTACCCAGAGCACCCAGGGGCAAGGATAATTCACTACACGTTAGGGACTCCGTGTTTTAAGGGGTACGAGAATCAAGAGTGGTCAAAGGAGTGGTTCCAAGAAATGGAGAGAATGCTACATGCTGATTAGCGAGGAGTACCGGAGGGAGCAAGAGAAACTACACGAGAATCCAGATTACGGGGTGGCCTCGGTAAGTTATGCCCCTTTAGTGACTACGCTTATAAACAAGTTAAAACCAAGTGACATGCTTGATTATGGGTGCGGAAAAGGAAGGCTCGCACAGAACATCCAGCCAGAGCACGAGATGGTTTTGGAAATGTACGACCCAGGGCGGGAAGAGTTTTCAGAACGTCCGAGCCCTAGGCAATTCGTAACATGTATTGACGTTTTAGAGCACATTGAGCCTGACTTACTAGACAATGTTCTGGATGACCTAAAGGAACTTACCCTACACACAGGGTTATTCACAGTACACACAGGACCGGCTATTAAAACACTCTCTGATGGTAGAAACGCTCACTTAACCCAAGAGGACTATAAGTGGTGGCTACCGAAGTTCTGGGATAGGTTCAAAGTTCACTCTTTTAGTCACACTCCGGGAGGCTTTTATGTCATTGTTCGGAGTTAGTTTTATTGGCCCGGATGATAAGGTGGCCTCTGGTAGATACCGTTGTATTATGCCTGCTAGACACCTTTACAAAAAAGGGTGGAAGATGGGTGACGATGTAGTGGTGACGATGAAGCACCAATGGCCCGAGGACTTTTCTAAGAAGGGTAAAAGCTACATTTTTGATGTCTGTGATGACCATTTTAAAACCCACAGAGACCACTATGTAAAACACTGCAAAGAGGCAGACTTTGTTACGTGTAACTCAGAAGAGATGAGCAAGATCATAAAAAGGGAGACCGGGCGAGATTCTCTAGTTATACCTGACCCAGTGGAGAGCGACAGACAGCCTGCACACTTCTCTGAGAGCGGTCTATGGTTTGGCAATAAGTGGAACTTCAAACCCTTAACTAGGTACGCTGGGAGGCTTCCTAGTAACATTCAAGTTATTTCTGAGCCGTTCGCCCCTTTTGTGACTCCCTGGAGTAAAGCTAACCTTAAAAAAGGTTTTGAAAAGGCCGGATATGTACTAATCCCGGTCGGAGAGAAGAAAGCGAAAAGCGCTAACAGACTATTAGAGGCCATGTATTCGGGGTGTTTTGTTATTTGTGAGCCCATGCCAGCATACGATGAGTTTGAAGACTTTTGTTGGATAGGAGACCTTGCAGACGGGATAGAATGGTATTTAAAAAACCCTAAGAAAGCGTTAGAGATGACACGGAAGGGTCAAGAGTACATATCAAAGAATTATACTATTGAGCAAATAGGGAAATTATGGGAGAGAGCTTTACATGGGGCATATAAACCAACTCATATACTTAAAGAACGTAGAGCATGAGTTTAAGGGACCAGTTCTAGAAGTAGGATCTAAGGACTACGGGAACACCCAGGATTTCAGATCACTTTTTAACTGCGAATATACCGGCCTAGACTTAGAGCCGGGTAAGAATGTGGATGTGGTCCATGACTTAACCCAGGGTCCGGGGGATTTAGGTAAGTTTAATTTCATAATATGCTGCTCAATATTAGAACACGTTAAAAACCCTTGGAAAGTGGCCCAAACACTTACAGACCTTTTGGAGCCTGGCGGTAAAATATACGTCTCAACCCCTTGGATTCAACGATACCACAAGTACCCTGACGACTATTGGAGATTCACGTTTCCGGGACTTAAGTTACTATTTGACCTAGAACTTACTAGGCCACATTTAAGCACATTTACTCAAGGCGAGTTTATAGACCTTGAGAAGAACCCGGACGGAGACAACGCCCTCGCGGTGATTCACGAGAACAGAAAATATTTACCCTGTTACGAATTACACACAATAGGTATTAAGCATGGCTCTTGATAGTTACGCTAATTTAAAAACGGCTATACAGAATTTTTCTCATAGAAATGATGTTTCAGATGTTATTGATGACTTCATAGACATAGCGGAGAGCCGTATTGATGCGCGGTTAAAATTGAGAACAAATGAAGAACGAGCCACGGCAACGGCTCCGACTGCGGATAGGTTCCTGGCCCTTCCTACTGGCTTTCTTCAAATGAGACGATTAACCATAACGGGAAATACTAACTTTGAGATCCACTACAAAGCACCAGAGGCAATGAAGGTATCTAATGCCTCCGGTCGGCCTAAATACTACACGATTACATCACAAATAGAGTTCGACCGCGTTCCTGACTCCGGTTATACCTTAGAAATGAGCTACTACCGGACTTTAACCCCTTTGACGACCTCTAACACTACTAATGACGTACTAACTAACTATCCTGAGTTATACTTGTATGGGAGCCTCTCAGAGCTTCATAGATGGGCTAGAGATGAAAATACATCGGGTTACTATGATGGGCTATTCGAGCAGAAGCTTATAGACGCACAAAAACAAGAGAATAGAGGCCGATACGGGGCTGCACCGAGTCAAAAGAGTGAAGGACCGACACCTTGAAAACTATTCCAGTTAATTTTGTTGGTGGTGAGAACAACTCAAGATCCAGGCTTTGGTCTTCTCAGTCTTCAATAAATTTATATGTAGACGCACAGCAGAGTGGCAGAACGCCTACAGCCTTGCTTCCATGGCCAGGAGAAAAGATGTTCTCCGCTGGCCCTTCTGGTACGACTCGGGGCATGATTTTGCACAATGATCTTTTACATTTAATCGTAGATCAAGACCTCATAGAAATAGACTCAAACGGTACTCGGACCAGTAAGGGAACTATACCGGGGACGGATAGATGTTCACTGGCTACAGACGGAACTAATTTAGTAATAAGAAACGGATTAAAGACGTATTTATATACAACTTCAGTTATAGAGATAACGGATTCAGACCTCGAGAACGCCCAAACCCTGGCGTACATCAATAACCAATTTATCTACCAAGGCACAGACCAGAGGTTCGGGGTTTCTGATGCCGGCGATCCTACTAGTGTTGATGGACTAAATTACGCCACAGCCGAGAGCTACCCAGACGACATCGTTCAGATTTACGCTTTTAACGAACGAGTATACATAGGCGGAGAGACTTCCCTAGAGATTTGGTATAACTCCGGAGAGGGGTCACCCCCGTTTGATAGAATCCAACAAAGTACCACCGAAGTCGGCGTGGCCAGTCCATTCTCGATGGCTAATTCAGATGAGTACCTTTACTTCCTAGGCAGTGATAACGCGGTGTATAGAGTGAGTGCCTACCAGCCCGAGAGTGTTACTCCGAGTGCAATATGTAAAGAACTTAGAGAAGCTGTAACCTCAGATGCACAAGGGTATGTAATCCAACTGGATGGGCAACACTTTTACATAGTCCAACTACCTACTTCGAGCCTTACCCTGGCTTACTCAGAGGCCACAGGGGAGTGGATAAGGCTTTCAACAGGAACTACACCGGACCTCCCAAGACACCTTATGAACGGGTACGTGTACGCCTACGGAAAGCATCTTATTTGTGATTATGACTCTGGTGATGTTTATGAGTGGGACACAGACACTTATACCTCCAATGGGTCTACGATAATTAGACAAAGAGACTCGGCACCTATTAACGGTTTAGGCTTAGGATCTCCGGGTAAAAGACTCTTAATGTCGCGTGCTGAATTTATGATGGAGACAGGGGTCGGCAATAGCGACCAACCAGACCCCGAGATCATGGTTTCGTGCTCTATTGACGGTGGACGGTCATTTTCAAACGAGGATTGGATTAAAATAGGCCGCGAGGGTGAGAGTGTACGAAGGGTCGAGTGGTACAATATGAAAGGGTTTTATGATCTTATTCTTAGAGTCAGAGTGAGTGACCCTAATTTTATATCTATACATTCTGCGTCTATTGACGTTAAGGAAGCGGGATGGTGATAGTAGACCCTCTTTTAGTTCCTATTCCTAAAGACTTCCTAGCTCGGAAGGATCATAGAGAGTTTTTCGAAAGGCTCATTAGGACGGTAGACCAGCTAAGACAACGAACTGGCGGCACTACGGATGAAGTAGCCGAAACTGGGACTAGAGAGACTTACCCCTGGATTATTGACGACCCAATTCAAGAAAATATTGAGTTAAACCACCATACAAATATTGAAGAGGTCCACTACCACTTCGATTCACCGTTTAGAGTGTTTAACGCGGTCTCTACTAATACTATTTACACTGCTAATAATTGGGATTGGGTAAACGCTAAAAACGGGGCAACGATTACCCTCCCGGCATACCCAGAGGTTAATTCTGAGGTCATTATAAGAAACGGTGGCAACAAGAGAATTGATATACTTGGCAACGGTAAGAAGATAAACGACAAAGATTGTCTAAGCATATACAAAAAGGGCAACTCTGTTAGGCTAAAATATTTTATACATGATGATCAATGGTTTGGAGTGTAAACAATGACTTATTTTGTTGTAAAAGGGGTTAATAACTCAGGAAACGAGACTCAGATTCGGGCCACCCAAGATGGGGAGCTAGAGGTTAGGGCGATTGTTGAGACAGAACTTGAACACGCCTCAGCGAACGGCAGGGCTTACGCGTGGCGATCATCGAATTCGGACATTGACGCGGGGGATACTAGGTTATTTATTAAAAATACTTCCGATAAGTTCTTGATATTCTCGTATGCTATTTTTAATCCTGCTAATGTTCAATGTGATTACGATATCGGTATAGGCAACGAAACTACCACAGCCACAGGTACAGCAATAACAGCCACAAACCTTAAC